TTTTAACTTCCTGGGAAGCTACATCTAGTAATACTATTACGGTTTATTTTGATTCTCCCCCAGCTTCTAGTTCAGTCAGGGTGTCGGTTTATATAGCCGTAGCAGGCCTTGAGGTCGGTCCTACCGGCCCTACCGGCCCTACCGGACCCATGGGGGATACTGGTCTTACAGGAGCAGAAGGTGCTCCAGGCCCTACCGGCCCTACCGGCCCTACTGGTCCCATGGGAGATACTGGACCACAAGGAGAACCTGGAATAAATGGATTAAATGGGATAAATGGGATAAATGGGGCAGAAGGTGCTCCAGGCCCAACTGGCCCTACTGGAGACACCGGTCCAACTGGCCCAACTGGGGATACTGGTCCAACAGGGCCTACAGGGCCTACGGGTTCTACAGGACGCGCTTATGCTGGAGTTACTGCATCATGTGCAACTTCCATTGATGGAACTATTGGCACTACCTATGTATTCACTTCCGCTAACACTGGAGCTTTTGCTTTAGGTAATCACGTAAAAGTCAATGGAGCATCAGGATATATTACCGGTGAAATTACAGCCCTTGTTCAAGACACTGGTTTCAGTGTTTATTCTGACTATGAAGCAGGTGAAGGTTCTTTTAGCTCTGCGGCTGTGTCCCTTGCTGGTTTACAGGGCGAGGTTGGCATTACTGGTCCGACTGGTCCGACTGGTCCGACTGGAAGTATTGGTTCAGCAGTATTAAATGATCTTTCCGACACCGTAATAACATCATCATCAATTGGTCAAATGCTAAGATACAATGGAACCAATTGGGTCAATTATGATAAAACTATTACTCTTGGCGGAAACTTTACAATTACTACAGAAGACGGTGCTTATTCAACCACACTTGCAACTACAGACAACACTAGCATAACACTGCCAGAGACCGGTACATTAGCAACACTCGCAGGAACTGAAACTTTTACTAATAAAACTTTAACAAGTCCAGCTATTGAAACCTCGTTAAATAGCCTAAGTTCTACCTTCACCTTGCTGAACGTTGGTCAAACAACTATAAACTTTGCTGGAGCAGCAACAACATTGAACATTGGTGCCGCAACTGGAACAACGACAATAAATAATAATCTAGTAGTAAATGGAAATAAAACTCTTACCTTTGGTGGAAATTTTACTACGTCAGGTGCATTTGCAACTACATTAACGGCAACTGCTACAACATCTGTAACTCTTCCAACGACTGGCACTCTCTCGACTCTTGACGGAATGGAAATTCTAACCAACAAGACTCTCACCAGTCCAGCAGTTGACACACCGTTCCTTACTCTTTCAACAAGTGCATCAACAACTGATGCTAGAATTTTTTGGGATTCTACAAATAAAAAAATAAGAGTAGGCAATGGAACAATATCATTAGACTTTGCTTCTTCCAATGTCGTAACTAACGCTCAGGTAGCTAGCTATACACTGGTCTTGGCGGACAAAGATAAACTAGTAGAAGTGAGTAATGCTTCAGCTAATACCTTAACTGTTCCTTTAAACTCTTCTGTAGCTTTTCCCGTTGGAACGCAAATAACAATACTTCAAACAGGAGCAGGAATGACTACAATTACCGCAACTGGTGGAGTAACAATAAACGCTACCCCAGGACTTAAGCTTAGAGCACAGTGGTCTTCTGTTACTTTAATAAAAAGAGCTACAGATACCTGGGTTGCATTAGGTGACTTGCAAGCTTAATCTTTTTTAATACACCAAAAGTTAGTAGAGCACCAACGGTATCCACTTTTGATTTCCTTGACTTGATGCGGGAATCCATCTTTAGCTGGAAAGCATATAAACATTCCAGGTTCTGGTTTAATTAATAAATCTTGCTCAGGAAAGTAAATCTCTCCACCTTCGTAATCATCATTGTAGTAGAGTACCGAACTAAGATCTCTAGTTGGATATCCAGCTCCAGTCTTGAATACAACATTTTTATTTTGAGCAGGCCCATGATCTAAATGAACTGGCATTAAATCCCCAGTTTTCATTTCGACTACACTAACTACTTCTTCGTCATAAACTCTACAATCAAAAGAAGTTTCTATAATTATCTTTAAAGTATCATGGTATTTACTTAGTAAGTTAGGCAAAGTTGGGTCACCGTAACCCGCATATGCTCCAAACGGAGAATATCCAGATTTATCAATCATAACTGGAGTATTTTTTAAGTATATTATAATTTGTTCTAAATCTTTTTTTTCTATAATATTTTTAGTAATATAAATCTTATCCAAGACTAGCTCCCTTATGAAACATTGGCTTAGAATATAGTTTATAGTCGACCTTATCTTGATAGGCCCAATGTCTACTAAAAGATCTTTCTTCAGGCAAAAATCCTCCTTTAACTGCATGAACCATTCTAGATAAGTCTATTAAGATAAAATCTCCTTCACTCCAATTCCACCAAAAAGAATCTTGTTGTTTTTCTACAATTTCTTTAGAAACCCATTGAGTAATTTCTTGATATAATTTAATGTCCAAACTAGAAGGTTCACTTATCCCAACTCTACAAAGTATTTCATCGCCAGGGTATGGATCTAGTCTTAGTATTTTTTTACCATTATTAGAATGAGAGATAACACAAGGTCTTTCTGTATTTAAGCTATATGGATTTTTTATAAAACAATTGTCCAAAAATGCTTGCCAGTCATCATTCAACCTATAATACAGGGCAGAAGAATCAATAAAACCTGTTGCGCCAAATTCATTAGAGCAAGTAAATTTATCCATATTCCATGAAGCTGCTACTTGAGGTCTAGGTCTCTCTACGTGCTCTAAATGCCAGCCTATAAAAAGATCATCAGCAGAACGTTCGTCATCTTTAATCATTTCAAAAGTCACCATATGATCTTCCGTATAAGACTTATCAATATAACCCCAGTTTAGCTTTTGGCCGAACAAATGCATAAAGTCCAATTGTTCCCTATCGTATAAATTTATACTAGGGAATATAAGTAAACCATTTTCTAAGAATAACTTTATATACTCATCTATATTGGATTTAATATCTTTTAAAGAAGAATTGGTTATTATACTGTTCATTTTATCTTAATTCGGTAATAGTGTAGAATGAAGTTGTGGTGTATCTTTCTCCAGACAGAATTGGCTTTACTCCATGAAGATAATTTATATCACCAGGATGAGCGACTGCCAAACCCGGCTTAGGCTTAACTACTAAGTCATAATCAGGGTAATATAATTCTCCACCTTTAAAATCATCATTATAATAAAATAATGAATTTATATCATATGTTGGGAAAGGATTAGGTCTCCCATCATTCATCTGCTTGTCGGCATGAGGTCTTTGTTCCATACCAGTTCTCCATTTAATAATAACTGGCGGCCTAGCAGAAAGATTTACGTTAAAACAATCTTCTAAACAAGCTTTCATTTTTCCAATATATTTATCTATTATGTTAAAAACATCTATATTAATTCGTTGTAAAATATCCCAGCTACACTGTCTGTTAGCCCAATAGGAAGAGTCATAAATGCATGTTCCGTCTTCAGCATATTGATTTTCCCCAGAATCCATCCATTCGTTAATAGTTGGAAGAAACTTTTGAATGACCTTAAGATCATCTAACTCTAAAAAATTATTAAATATTTTTATATTGTTAACAGAATCACCAAAATGACCTGGCTTAACGATTGATTGTTCCATATAAATGCCCTTTATCCTGGCAATTTGATTTGACGATTGCCCTATGCTATATTGTAGCATAACCAAAAAAGATAATTACCCTTAAGGAAAAAATGGAAATTTATAATGTAGAAGATCCTAAACTTGGAATAATACTCTATAGAGATACTATTCCTGAAGATTCAAACATTCCAGAAAGACTAGAAGCAGTTCTTAAAGACAGTGAGCATGATTACTTTAAATGGAACAAAGCGATGGTTGGACATAACACAAGCATGCCAGAATACAGAGACTGCCATGACCTTAAAGTGGGACCAGCTCATTGGGACCATTTGCCCAAGGATCTATCTGATATCAAAAATATTTACGATGACTACAATTCAGTCTTAAGCAAGTGCCTGACTGATTATGAGTCTAGATATAATTTTAAAATGGAATTTATGGAATCGATTAACTTCGTTAAATACAATCCAGGGCAACACTTTAACGTTCATACTGATTCTGGATTTTCTTATTTCTGTACTCTTTCTTCAGTTGGCTGGTTTAACGATGACTACGAAGGAGGAGAGCTATGGTTCCCTTATTTGAATCTTACGTTTAAACCACAAAAAGGGGACGTATTATTTTTCCCTTCTACATATATATATGCACATGGTTCAAAGGAAGTAACTAAAGGGATAAAATATAGTGCAGTAACAATGTTTAATTATAATGAAATAGGTCAAGCAAATACGCCAGTTTCTGGAATTGGGATATTATCACTGCCGGTTTTATCGAAAGCTGATTAAAATGGATAAAAATGTAGAACAATCAAATGTA